GTAGTCCTTCGAGCGCACGGCCTCGCCACCCTTGAGCGCGAGCTTCGGCTGGATGACGGTCAGGCGCACCGTGTTGTACGCGTATCGGTAGGGCTTCGCCACCCGCAGCGCCGACAGTGCGCCGACAGCGTACTGTTCCATTTGCAGGATGGCCGAGTCCCAGGCATCGTTCATCCCGTCCTTGTAGTCGATGACCTCCAGCACACCGTTCAGTTCGTCGTGGATCTGTACGTCCACCGTGCCGCTGAGATCGTTGCGACTGGTCAGGAACGAGGGATCGACGCGCTGCTCGGCGATCACCTTCGCCATGCCCATCGTCGGCGCGACTCGGCTGCGGATATAGGTGAGCGCCGTACCGACGCGCAGAGCACGCTCCGCGTCCACGACGAACTGGCCTTCGTGGTCCTTCAGAGTCACGTCGACCAGCGTCAACGGATTCCAGATCTCGTTGACGATGCAGTGCTCCAGCAGCGTGTGCGTGTGCGTACCATCGACAGCAGCCGGTCCTCCCGGCTGCTCGGGATAGGCGCGCTCCTCGCGCACGCTGCCAGGGCAGACGGACCAGCGGTGCCGTTTGCTCGGTGACAGCGTGGCGTGGCTCATGCTGCCGCCTTGAGGGCTTCGACACCCGCGTACAGGGCAGCGTATTGCTCGGGCTTCACTTCGTTGATCGACTGGCACCCCATCTGCAGCAGCACCTGCTGGATCTGCGCGCCCTTCTGCGGACCCATCGACTGATAGGCACCCATGACGTAGGTGACGAGGCCCTTCTGATCGCCGAACGGCACACCGGACGCCACGGGTGCGGGCGCCGGGGCGTTGAACGTCGGCGGGGCGGGCATCGCGGGCGCGGGAGGTGCCACGACAGCCACAGGCGCAGGGGCCGGGGGGATGACGGGCGCCGGGGCAGGCGCTACCATCGGGGCGGCAACGGGCGCCGGGGCCTGGGCTGCTTTTGCGTTCAGCGCGGCCGCCAGGGCGTTGATCGCCGTGACCAGTTCATCAATCTTCTGTTCGAGCATAGAGACTCTCCTTTTTCGGGGTTGCGGGGGGTTGAATGACGAGTCGGTCGTCGAGGAACGCCTCGACCAACTCACGGATGACCTCGGCGACACCACCAAACCGCGCCGCCTTGTCGCGGAATCGTTTGTGTGTCCCCGGGTGCATGCGCACGGTGAGGAAGGTAGATCGCTGTGTCATGTTGCGCACTGTACCACAACGGTGATACGATGCAAGCACGTTCAACGACAGGAGAGAAGCGATGACACAACCCGAAGCCCTGCGGCTGGCTGAATACATGGACCATGCGCTTAACGATCCAAACGATGTTGCCGATGCTGTTTCTGCTGAACTGCGCCGCCTTTATGCGGAGAACGAGGCGCTACGCGAAGCCAACGAGGCTTTCGGCAAGCGGCAAGAATGGTGGAACGAGCGGATGTTCGCCCTTGAGCAGCAGCGCGATGCGCTGCTGGAAGTTGCCAAGCTGGCGTTGCGCATGGGGCAGTACGGTGGCGTGTCACCTCGCACCGTCGAAGACGCCGCCCGCGCCGCAATCAAGGCGGTGGAGGAACAGAAATGAGTAAGCACACACCGGGGCCGTGGAAACTTGACCGCAACTCAGTCTTGATACCTATTGCGCCTTATGAATGGGCAGATGCTTATGGGGGAAGCGAAGCCAACGCCCGCCTGATCGCCGCCGCGCCTGATCTGCTGGAGGCGCTGCAAGACCTGTGCGACACGCTGGGCGAATGCGGGATGACCGAGAAAGCCCGCGCCGCCATCACCAAAGCAGAAGGAGAGGCTTCATGAAAGACGGAGGACTGCTGTTCATGACTGGGGCTGTGTGCCTATTTTGCGTCCTACTCGGGGTCGTATTAGGCGACACTATATCAACTGCGTACGAGCGCACCCGCATCTACGAGAAATGCTTGGTGGAGCAGGAGTCGCTGCCTCACAAGAATGCGGTTCTGGTTTGCAAGGAGAGAGTGAAATGACAACCCTACGCGAAGCCGCCCAGCAGGCGCTGGAGGCGCTGGAGAAAGCCGTTGTTGCCTTCGGTCCTGGGTTGACGTTGCAGCAAAACGCCATCACAGCCCTCCGCTCCGCCCTGGCGCAGCAGGCCGAGGGAGGGTGCAATTTGCCACCCCCCTTGCAAGTCCCACCCGAAGTCGCAGCAACCCTGACCACAACAGACATCGCATGGCTGGAGACGCGCCGCCTGACGAAGCTCTGGCAAGAACTCGGCCAGATGCGGTGGGCGGGTGCCGACGAGGGTTGGGATCGTGCCATTGAGGCAGTGCGTAGCCGTTTAAACGACGAGTGCCAAGCGGTGATGTACTGGAAATTAACGGCTGACAAAAGCCAAGCGACAGCGATCGAGTTGTTGCAAAAAATGCAAGGGCTGAAAAATGACTGACCTGAGAACCGCCGCCCAGCAGGCGCTGGATGCGTTGGAGAAAGCCGTTGTTGCATTCGGTCTTGGGTTGACGTTGCAGCAAAACGCCATTACAGCCCTACGGCAAGCGCTGGCAGAGCAGGATGACGACCTGACCGCCGCATGGATGGCGGGAGCGGCAGAGGAACGCAAGCGGGCAGAACAGGCGCAGCCGGTGGCGTGGATGGTCAAAGACGAGGGTCTGTACTGGACGGAGGAAGCCGCCATTCGCCGTACCGACCAGTTCGTGGAGCCGCTTGACGTGGTGCCCCTCTACACCACCCCGCCCGCGCCGCAGTCGCTGCGTGACCTGTGCGCGGCGGCATATCAGGTCGTCGGGGTAGCAGACGGGCCGGTCGAGATGCTCGACAACCTCTGGGCCGCAGCAGAGGGTGAGCCGCTTCCTCACGATCCGGGTGCCGGCCTTCCGTGGTCACCACCAGCTCCGCAGCGATGACTGGCCCCAAAGAAAAAAGGCCCGCCGGGTGAGGGCGGGCCGAAGTCGCACGGGTTGCAACAGGAGGAGAGTCCCGAAAAGGACAACGGTAGTCTATGACATCATCAAGCACTGTGCAACACCCAGCGTCCGTGGACGCATACATCCGCCACGGCTGGTCGCTCGTGCCCATCCCGCACGGCAGCAAGGGTCCGCAGACGCACGGGTGGAACCGACGTGAGGCTGCGCTGCAGTCCAGCGCCAGTCTGCCACCGAACCACGGGATCGGCCTGGCCCACGCCTACAGCGGCACGATGGCGCTGGACATCGACGACTGGCCCATCGCCGCGTCGATGCTGATGCTGGCCGGCATCGACCTGCAAGCACTCTACGACGCCCCCGATGCGGTGGTGATCGACTCTGGTCGACCGGGACACGGCAAGTTGATCTACGCGATGCCGTTCGGCCTGGCGCTGCCGTCGAAGAAACTGATGGTGGACATAGAGGGAAAGGGGAAGAACTACCTTGACTTCCGCTGCGCTACGGCGGACGGCCTGACGGTGCAGGACGTGCTGCCGCCGACGATCCACCCGCAGACGCAGCAACCGTACCGATGGGCTGGCCGGGGGCACTGGTCTCGCCTGCCCGTCATCCCGATGGCACTTCTCAACCTGTGGCAGACGATGCTGGCCGAGGGTGAGCGGCAAGAGCCGGTTGCATCAACCGAGGTCGCCACGGCAGAGTGGGACGAGGTGCGCTCCGCGCTGCAGGCGATCCCGGCGACGTGCAGCCGCGACGAGTGGATCTCCTGCGGCATGGCGATTCACCACGCCGCCACAGCGCAGGGCATGCTGGCCGAGGGCTATCGGCTGTGGCATGCATGGAGCGCCAGCGCACCGTCGAAGTACCCGGGGCCGCGCGTCGTCGAAGCACAGTGGCGCAGCTTCCGCAGCGACAAGGCCACGGTGGTGCGTCTGGGCACGCTGTTCGCACTCGCGCGCCGGCACGGGTGGACCAAGCCATCGCCCGACGCATCGGCGCTGTTCCGCCCCGTCTCGCAACTGGTGACGCCTACGCAGTTGGCTGCAATGGTGCAAGACCAGGCACCCCCTGCACCGCAGATCGACCCGTCCCTGTGGCCCGAGCCGCTGGCCCGTCGAGCCGTCGAAGTGGCAGAGCACGTCGGCTGCGATCCGCTGATTCCGCTCTACGCCGGCTTGGCTGCGATCAGCGGGGTGGCCGATGCCCGCTCCCGGCTGCGACTGATGGAAGGGTACGAGGTGCCGCCGGTGGTGTGGCTGATGGTGGTGGGCAGTCCAGCAGACAAGAAGTCCCCGGGCTCGCAGCCGATGATCGAGCCGCTGCACACGCTTGAATCCGAGGACGTGCCCCGGTGGAAGAAGGCCTTGCTGTCATGGGAGGCGCAGGAAGCACTCTACAGTGCCCAGAAAAAGGACTATCTCGAAGCGGCATCGACCGGCATCGGCATGGGCGAACTGCCCCCGGTGATCGAACTGCCCGCGCAGCCGCAGCCGCTGCGGATCAAGGTGAGCGACATCACGTCGCAGAAGCTGGTGCGCTACGCCGCGGATCGTCCCCGGGGGCTGCTGTGCTTCCTTGATGAAATGTCGGCGTGGGCACGGAAGATGTACGACCGCGGATCTAGCGAGGATCGGTCAGCGTGGGTGCAGGCTTACGAGGCGCGGCGATACGAGATGGATCGGGTGGGTAGCGGGTCCATCATGGCCGAGACCTTTGCGATATCGGTCTACGGGAACATCCAGCCGATGGTGCTGCGCCAGTCGGTCGAGTATCTGGCATCCGACGGCCTGCTGCAGCGCTTTGTTCCGGGCATTCTGGACACGACTCGCACGCGACGAGGTGAGCCGGGGCCGACTGCGGGGCCGCAGGAATGGGAGCAGATCGTTCGTCTCGTCCACAGTCTGCCGACGAGCACGTACACGCTCTCACCCGAGGCATTCGACCTGTTCCGGCAGTTTCAACTCTGGTTCGAGCAGTCCAAGCGCGACGAGGTGACGCTGCAGTCGGATGACTCGTACTTGACCGCCTACGGCAAGCTGGAGGGCACGACAGCACGCATCACGCTGCTGTGGCACTTGATCGAGGCCCCTTTCTCGACCGTGGTGCAGGCTGACACTCTGGCACGGGCGATCCGGTTCATCCGTGAGTACCTGATCCCCGCGCTACGCTACACGCTCTCGCACGTAACGACCACGCAATCATTCGATGCATGGGTGCGCGACTACCTGCTGTATCACTGCGAGGGGCGCGAGAGCATCACCCTGTCGGACATCAGGCGCGGTGCCCGTCGGCAACTAGAGGCGATCCGCTCTCCTGCCGTCCAGGACCAGATGGTGCTGGAGGCGATGGAACCGCTTGAACGTGCGGGCTGGGTTGTCAAGAGCGAGGGGACGTCTGTCCGTTCGGTGCAATGGGCGATCCACCCGGCAGTTGCCCAGGCGTTCGCAGATCAGCGGCGGAAGATCGTGCTTGCCAGGCAGCGTCAGCAGGACGAGCGCACCAGGATCGCCAAGCTACCCAGGCGCATCGTGGCCGGGTACGATCCAGCATGGGACGACGAACTGCAGACAGGGACGTGAAAAAGGGGCCGCGAGGCCCCTTTTCTTTTGGTGCGGTGGTTCACTTCCTCCCCGGCATCAACTGCTCGTGAATCCCCGGCGCGATAGCCTCCACGGTGCCGAGCACGTCCAGCAGGCGATGGAGCACGCTAGGGGGCTCGCGGTGCCCGTCTCGCCAGTTGCGGAACGTGGCAACGGGCACGCCCAGGTACTGCGCCATGCCATGCGCCGATAGGTCGAGCCGTGCCTGTACGAGTGACAGGGTGACGCTGGCATCGGTGGCGCGAGTGGCGCGTACCCGGGGGCGTCCGGGGGATCGGGTGGTGTCGGTCATTCGTCATCCTCCTGTTCAGTGAGCACCAGCGCCACGAGTAGCGCGGCGATTGTTCCAATGATTCCCGCGATGATCATCGGTTGCCCCCGCTGGTGACACGTGCAGCGTAGTCGGCAGCTGCGCGGTCGGCATAGTCCGCATCAGGGATCGGGTCAAGTTCGTCCGATTCATCCTCACCCGATGCTTGCCATTCGATGCCGTGCGCGGCGCACATAGCGCGCACGTCCTCCTCGCCTATCCAGCCCAGGCAGCGGGCGAGCAGGGGCGCTGGGTCGAGTAGACCCTCCTCGATCATCTCTAGCAGTTGCGTGGTGCATTCGCGGGTCATTCGTCATCTCCAGTAAAGAAGTCGATCAGGAACGCCACGATGGCGACGATGGCGAAAACAGAAACACCGGTTGCCAACAGGAACGCGGGCAAGTTGATCTCGTACCACATAGACGGGTCTCCTCTCAGCCGACCATCAGGGCCAGCACGGTTAAGGGTAGGGCGGGAAGCGCCGGCGGCCGGCGCGGCGGTGTCGACGTCTAAGACGGGCGGCAGAGACATGGTTGGTCTATTTGGCGTTAGGCCACGCTGGGTAGGCTGTAGTTGCCGTCATATCGTGGCTGCAGCTTGATGAGCCCTCGGTGCCGTTCCTCGGCTTGCTCGTGGTAGCTGGCGGGCCACCATGCCTGCGGCTCGTGAATCAGGCACTCGCTGGGCGCCACTCCGTACAGCTGCGCCAAGTGGTACGGGCCAACGTAGTGGCGCTGGCCGTCAGAGCGGCTCGTCACCATGCCGGGGCAAAGTACGTAGCGGCGTGGCCTAACTGTCGGTTCAACCGGACCCGCCACGGCGGGCTGCTGTGTCTTACTCATCGTTCCTCCTGTGCGCCGTGTCGGGCGCGGTTAACCTAGCGTTAGGCGTCTTCAGGCATGCCCGCATTCAATAGCCCGCTCTGCAAAGTGCAGCAGCACTCGCACATCCGGGTAGTTCGTGCCGGTGCCCAGGTCTTCGCGTGTGCGCTCGGCTGCGCGCCGCAGTTCGGCATCAGGTGCAGCCTGCCTCATCGCCATGCGCTCACGAATCAACTTGCCCAGCAGTTCCGGCGCGAAGTTCTCAATCGCCAAATGCTTGCACTCGTTCTGGCGCAAGCGCGTCAGTTCAACAGTTACGGCGCACAGTTCGCGCAACTCTTCAATGCTCATGGTTCTCTTCCTTTCTTTGCTTCGTCCACCGGCCGCCTAACCCTTCACTGAGCCCCGGACCCGCTAAAGCGGGCCGGGCTAGTTCAAGCGTTATGCAGCACCAACAGTTGCCTTGGTGCGCTGCCATCCCATGTTGGCAAACAGCTTCACCCCGCGCTCGTTCAGGCGCCAGCCGCGCCGCTTTGCTCGCGGCTCGTATTCCTCGACGCAAAACTCAGGGACAGGCGCCCAATGGCCGAACGGGATCAGGCAAAACGTCGCGCCGCCGATCAGGTCGTCGCTCCAAAACTCCGTCACCATGCGGTCACCGTCACGCGACACGATGCGCCCGATCCGGCCTGCATCTTCGTGCGGCTTGCCGGCCGTCTTGCATTCGTGATGAAGCATCACAAAAGCACCAGGCGCAAACATCTTTTCTTCCATGCGAGCCATGTGGTCGCGGCGCGCGTCGTCGGTCGTGTAATCAAGCATCTTCGTCCTCATCGTTGCAGTGCTGCCTAACTGTCGCTTCAAGCGGACGGCCTACGGCCGCCGCTTAAGCTGGCGTTAGGCATCACCCAATACCCCGCGCGCCACCATCTCATCGGGCAACGCCCGGATGCGGTCGCTCAGGGACTGCATGAACTCGTGCGGGTTTCCCGGGCGAAACACCATCGTGCGGCCGTCCGGTGTCGTGACTGGCGCCGGGTACAGCAGGTTGTGAATGCCGGTCAGCAGCTTCACTGCGTTGTCAAGCTGGGCGCGGGCGTGGTCGCGCTCATGCCGCAGAATCTCGCGCTCAAGCCACGCACGCGCAAGCTGCTCGGCCTCCCACACTGTCAGCGGCGGGTGCTGCCCGTGGCCAGTGTGGCGCAGCATCTGGTGCGCGAAGTCTTCCGTAATCTGTCCCATGTTTCTCTCCGGTTGCATGTCGTCGGGATGATGCCTAACTGTCGGTTCAAGCGGACGGGCCTACGGCCCGCCGCTTAACCTAGCGTTAGGCATCAATGCCCACGGCAGGCGGCGCCCACAAGCTCATGTGCAAGCCGCTGCTGGTTGATGTCAACCGGGGTGCGGCCTTTGTCGGTCTGCGCGTTACGCCACCCATGCCAGTAACTGCGGCTCTTGTCGCTGCCCGGCTCGTCTGCGCACGCCAGGCCGTCGCGGTATCCAGCGACGATTTCGTCATCGTCTAAATTGCGCAAGTCGGCCGCAGTAGCTACGGGCTTGAATTCACTCATTGCTTACCTTTCGTTCGTTTGATGCCTAACTATCGGTTCCAGCGGACGGCCTTTGGCCGCCGCTGAACCTGGCGTTAGGTCCCAGCCGGCTTAATCAGGCCGCCGCTGCCGCCGCAGTCGTGGCACGGGTCGCCTTCGTTGCCATCCTCGCCAGTGCCGCTGCACGTCCTGCACGGGTACAGCGGGCGCACACCTGCGCGAGTCATCTTCGCGGGCACAACGTACCCGGCGCGGTAGTCGCTTGTCGCTTTGTCGCTTTGCAACCACTCGTCGCTTACGTAAAGCCCGCGGTCGTCCATCCAGTGCGTGGGCCTAACCCCTCGCTCAACCGGACCAATGCCGGCGGGCTGCTTTTGCTCCATGCTCACACTCCTGTAGCGCCGTCATTGGCGCGGTTAGCTCGAACGTTAGGCCCCGCGAATACGGGCCGCGGTCGATCGCGCAGTAGGTGCAGATTCGGGATGTCATCCGCCGACGACCGGGTACACGCCTTCACTAGCCCGGAAAAACGTGTCGCCCTTGCGTTTGGCGCCCTGCCGCACACATGCGGCGAATGCGCGGCGGGCCGCGCGACGGGCAGCTTCGAGGGTACGATGTCCCGAGATAACTCGTGTGTGGTCGCCGTAGTGACCCGGAGCGGGGACGACAAAGTAGTACATGGTCGTTTCTCTTTGTGATGGTCGTTCACGCGGTAGCCCACGAGGGCAAGCCCGGGTGCCGCATGTCGTCAGCGTCGACGCGCAGGGGCATGATTACCCCGAGCGCGTCGCGTCCGAGACCCGAGACCAGGGCGCCGCCGCGCCCGTTGTGGTGGACGACGGGCTTGCTCTTCGTCGACCCGGACAGCAGCGCGTGCACGTCGCCGAACGTCGCCACCAAGGCAGGGTCGAACTGCGCCACTTCAAGCGACGCGGCGGCGGGCATGACCCGGCGCCAGTCGGGATAACGCCCTTCGACGGGCTTCGTTGTCGTGGTCGTGGTGCCCGTGATAGTGATAGCGTCGGGTGCCTTAATCGTCACCCCAGGCCGATCGGGATCCGGGGTCTGTGCGCCGGGGATGATCTCGACGGTAATCGGCAGCGTCGTTCGCCCGACCTTCCCGGGCTTGACGGCTTCGAGAGCCTCGCGCGGGATGATCCATTGCCCGACGGCGCGGTCGCCTTCGATGTTGTCGTCCACGTAGGGCACGGAGAGCAACACGTGGCTATTCGTTGCCACCAGGGCGACGTCTTGCGCGCGGACGTCGACCAAGACCCCCTTCAGATAGTAGCGGATATCGTTTTTCGGGGCGACGAGCAACAGGGCCTTGAGGATGTTGTGTTCGATGGTGAGCTTCATTTCCGGGTTCTCCGATCTAGTTGGTTCAAAGACACAGCGCCAGCATAGCGCCAATGACAACACCGGCGACTAGGGCGAACCCGTAGTCGACCAGGCGCATAGGTACGTGCCACATGATCAGCCCAGCAGGATGACGAGGGCGAGGCTCAGCGGTACTCCCTGCTTCCTGAGGTTCCGCGCTGCCTGCTGGTAGCCGACTTCGGCCGCCTGCTGGCGGGCCTTGCCGACAATCCACCGGCCGGCGGATATGTATGTTGCGAGGGTTCGCATGGTGTGGGGCTCCTTAGTCGGCAAGCAGCTTGAAAAACGGACCATAGGTGCTGCGGAGACTGGCGAGCTTCCGCTGAGCCGGCTCCCAATCGAGGGGCGGGAACGTGAAGATGACGTCATCGAACGCATACGGGCCGACGTCGCGGGTTGTAATGATGCGCAGCATAGTGTGGGGCTTCGGGTACTGTTACGGGCGCGTCACCAAGCTCGGACGAACTTGGTGTTGTCGTCGGTCAGGTAGTGGACATGGGCCAGATAGCCACCGTGGCGATGCTGGCGACGCTGGTACTTGCTGGTCATCTTCAGCGCTTCGGCCTTAGTGATCGCGGTCACGTCTAGGCGGCCGGGGTGCAGAGAGACCCATGCGTCACGGGCGCGGCGAGTTTCGAAGCTGGCCACCTGCCAGGTGTTGGCCATGCCCATGTCGGTATTCGATCCGTAGAGGTTGTATTTCGCGTAGAACATGGTGCGTGCTCCAGGTGGTGGTTGACGACGAAGTGATGATAGGTCCGATGGTGCAATGGTGCACTAGGGGAAACCCTTGGTTCATTGTCGAGTGTGACACTGTGACTGGTGGGGGGGTGTTGGATTTCGACTGTCACAATTGATATTTAAAAAATGACCCCATAGTCAGAAAACTACATGGTCACAGTCTCCACCATCGCACCATCCCTTGACCCGATGAACCACCACATCCTGTCACGCCGTCACACCGCACACTGTGTCAATGGACATTAGGGTTTCCCCTAATGTGCAATGGGTCAATGGTGGATACGATGACATTGTCGTCAACGAACCAAGGAAAGAGCATGTCGGTCTACCGAGAGATGGGGTATGAAAGCCGCAGGGACTACCTGGAAAGATTGGCCGATGAGTACGGGATTGACCCGACCATCGTTTTCGCACTGGCGTCGATGCTGGGTCCGAACGAGGACTTCGACGGGCTCGTCACGTCGCTTGAAGACGAGTACGCCTGAGACCCTAGGGGCCACGGCCCCCCGCTCCCCCGCTCCAGCGGCTGCGCGGCGGGCGGCGGCGGCGGGCGGCAGGGGGTACCCCTCGACCGGGCCGGCCCCGTGTTCAAAAACGTACACCCCACAAAAATTTTCAGCACCCCCGAACCCGTAAGCCATTGAACCAATCTATTCCCTTTTTCCTTCCCTACCCCCCCCTCGTGCTACACTCGTCGCATGGAGCAGAATCCGCCAGTCGCTCAGGCGATCCCTACGTGGCTTGATGCCACCTCGTCGCCTAGTCACAGCGTCACACCGCACATATCGCAGGCCAAAGCGGCCAGGATGACCCGGGAGGGTCAGGAGGCGGTATTCCTCGCCATGTTTGAGCGAGTCCTTGGCGAGATGGTGCGCGGACGTACCCTCAAGAACGTCATCGAGCACGACGTTCGCCAGATTGACTACGAAGCCTTCTTCCGCTGGATCAAACGCGACCCCGCTCGTCATGATCGGTACAAGGAGGCCAAGGAACTGCGCACCGAGTGGTGGGCTGGTCGCCTCGTCGAGATCGC